CGGCTACGGCTCCGGCTCCGGCTCCGGCGACGGCTACGGCTCCGGCTCCGGCTCCGGCGACGGCTACGGCATTAAAAACTTCAATGGGGAAGCTGTCTATAAAATCGACGGTGTCAATACGCTGATTCGTTCCGTGCGCGGCAACACCGCGCACGGGGCAATCCTGAACGGTGATTTGACGCTCACGCCGTGCTACATCGTCAAGCAAGACAATGTTTTTGCACACGGGGAAACGCTGCGCGAAGCAATGGAGGCACTGCGAGACAAGCTTTTCGAGGATATGCCGGAAGATGAACGAATTGATACGTTTCTGCGCGAAACAGACCGAGAGAAAGCATATCCGACACAGTATTTTTACGACTGGCATCATCGCTTGACCGGCTCATGCGACATGGGGCGAAAGCAGTTTGCCCGAGACCACGGTGTAGACCTCAAGCATGGCATGATGACACTGACGAAGTTTTTGGAGCTGACAAAAGACGCTTACGGCGGCGATGTGATTCGAAAAGTGATTAGTAAGATGCAGGAGGCGGAGTGATGGAACGACTGACGTATCGCCCGAAAGAGCCGTATATCAGCAAATTATCTGGGGACTTAATCGAAGCTTACAGCGACGCTGATATCCGGGACATCATCAATCGCCTCGCCGCCTACGAGGACACGAGACTGACGCCGGAACAGTGCGAAAACGCAAAGGTCATCATTGAATCTGCCTTTAGCGATGACACGTCAAAGGCAGAACGGATTCGGGAGCTGTTGAAAGCCGACAAGGACGGGCGGCTGGTGGTGCTGCCGTGCAAGGTGGGCCAGCGGGTGTTCGCCTTGATGGACACGGATAAGCATATAAGCGAGTGCGAGGTCAAGCAGATTGGTATGGGCAATAAAATCGGCTTTATTGGCCTTGAGCCAATAGGCGCCAGAGGGCGGGAGTATGGCGTATCGCTAAACGGATTTGGCAAGACCGTATTCCTGACCCGCGAGGAGGCGGAAGCGGCATTGGAGGCGATGAAATAGTGGATTGCTTTAATTATTCATGCCCTTTTCGAGAAAACACGTCAAGTAGTTGCAATAGGTGTGAGTGTGTAGCCTGCCAAAACAGAAGTGAGGCTGTAACATATATTGCAAGCAACCGCACATTGACAGAGACGGATATAAGAGCATTGGAGGCGATGAAGGATGACTGACCTGAAACCCTGCCCCTTCTGCGGCGGCAAGGGCGTTATGCAGAGAGACGGTCACTGCTTTCGGGCATGCTGCCCAAATAGAGGCTGTCCAATCGAACCGAGAACACATTGGTTTTTGAATTATCTATTAGCAATCGAAGCATGGAACAGGAGGGCTGACAATGGATGAATACATAAGCCGCAAGGCGGCAATCGCTTATATCCGTGAGCAATCGGAAGAATGTCAAAAAGCGTTTGAAGAGCTTGGCGGGGAAAGCGGAATCTACGCAGACGCCTATAACGATTTAGCGGAGGACTTTTACAGCATTCCCGCCGCTGACGTTGCGCCGGTGGTGCATGGGCGGTGGGTAGATGGAAAGTGCTCAAACTGCGGCGTGGATATTCCGACAGATGATGCACACGATGCAATCTTTGAGAATGAGTGCCGTTTTTGCTATTACTGCGGGGCCAAGATGGACGGAGGGAATAGTTGATGGTTAAAGTGTTCTGTGATATGTGCGGGCGCGAGATTGACTACGAGGTTGACGGTGTGAATCTGGATTTCAATCACTACGGCGTTGTGAATTTTAAGACACCATTTTCTGCGGAGAAACAACTGTGCCTCTCCTGCGCGGCCAGAGTCCGCAACTTTGTGGAGAACTCTGCAAAAATGGACGGAGGTGACAGCGATGCGGCTGATTGATGGCGACGTGCTATGGGAAAAGCTTGATGACGAGCCGTGGTACGACAACGCAGATAGGGACGAAATTGCTTTGCCCATCGTGGCCGCTGCTCCCACCGTCGATGCTGTGGTCGTGACGCGGTGCAAGGACTGCGCGCACAGCACATTGCCGTCAGAGCTTACCCAGCGATACGGTAAGCCGGGGACGCTGACGTGTCACAACAGGCGCGCGCCATGTAATAGACGCAATGTGGGCAGCACCGATTTTTGCAGCTACGGCGAGCCGAAGGAGGTGTAACGAATGGAATCTTTTGTTGAAGGCGTTGGAATGTTCTTTATAGCGATTGGCGGCATTGCAGCGATTCTTGCAGCGTTATGCTTTTTATGGTGGCTGGTTGAGACTGCATGGATTGCAGCAAGCAACAGATTCCGCGATATCTGCAAGGCGGAAAGCCTGATTTTTGAATATCGACGAGAGCGCAAAGAATATCTGTGGTGGAAAGAGCACGTGAAAGGGAACGTATATGCTGACGATCACGATTAAAGCCAACGTCCCCGCCGCTGACGCGCAGGGCATCAAGGAGCGCATCGCCATGGATATTGAGCGATATGGTGACTGCAAGGTCGTGAGCATCGTGAGCGACCGGGGACGGGAAGAACAGATGAAAATGGAAGGAGCCAAGCTATGAGCATCAACGTAAAGAAGTACACCAAAGACCAGATGGCGAAGATGGTGGAGGAAGCCACCGAAAGGCAGGAAGCGGCGGAAGCCGAGGCGGCGGCACATTTTAAGGCCGGAGTAAAACTGGCCGAGGAAAATGAAAAACTGCGCGGAGAAATCGGCACGCTGACGGAAAAGCTTGACCAGATGAACGGCGAGGCCATCACCCGAGAGAACGAGATCGCAAACCTGAAAGCGGACGCAGATGTGCTGCGAAATAAGCTCGCCGATACTGAGGCGGCGCTTGGGCGGGCGAACGACGATCTTGCTTTTAAGGGGACGGTCATTGATGTAATGCGTGACAAGCGCTACAACGCCGAGCAGCGCGCCAATTACGCAGAATCCCATCCGTGGAGAAACCTGTGGGCGTGGGTGAAGCGGAAGGTGGCGCGCCATGAGTAACGATCCGTTTAAATGGAGTACACCGCCGAGAGGGAGCGCACCTGCCAATAGCCCGTGCATCGAGCATGACAATGTAAGTCACCCCGCGCATTACACGGCGGGAGGGGTCGAGTGCATCGACGCCATTGCGGCCGCATTGACGTGCCAGAAAGACCCGATGCAAGCATGGCTGACGGGACAGGTGCTCAAGTACATGTGGCGCTGGCCGCTGAAAAACGGCAAGGAAGATCTGCGAAAGGCGAGATTCTATCTTGACAGGCTGATCAACAGCGCGGGAGATGATTGAGGTGATGCGATGAGCACGTTTCCTGATCGGCTGCGGAGGTTACGCGAACGCCAGCAATTAAAGCGCTGCGTTCTGTCTGAGCTGTGCGGGCTGAACCGTAACACCATCAAGCGCTATGAGATGGGGACGCAGAAACCGTCAATGGACGCGCTGATAAGCATTGCTGATTATTTCGGCGTGTCGATTGACTACCTGCTTGGCAGGTCGGACTATCCAAAAAGTTTATAAAAATATTTTGCAAAACTCACTTATAAGTGAGTCAGGGTATTGCAATCATGAGAAAATTGAACCGCAGAGGTGTAAAAGCCTTTGCGGTTCTCTCATTTATGGCGTTTACCTCCTGCGCCATAGCGGGGCGCGGTGCTTTTCATCTTTTCACACCGCCCCCCCGCGATTTGCCGCACGCACGATGCAGCCCACGATCAGGGCCGAGAGGTCGCACCTCTCATGCGGCACAGGACCCCGCGCACCTCTCAACGATGTGGCCCAGCGGGGACATACGCAGACGTAGCTCAGTTGGTAAAGCACCGGACTTCGTGAGCCGGTATGTCGTGGGTCCGAGCCCCACCGTCTGTGCCAGTGGCCGGGTAGCGCCCGGACAATGTGAGACCGTTGTCGTCATGGCTCACATGGAAATGACAAAGCTCGCTGAAAACTGCGCTTGTCTTGATGCGTCAAGACCGGTTTGACCTGACGGAATAGGGGCTACGACTTTTCGGAGCGTAGTTGTCGGTAGCGTGTGACAATCTAAGCGAGAAAGACGGCCAATGGAAAGAATAACGCCAAATGTGGGCGGCGTTGTGGCCCTTCGGGGCGGGTAAAGTCTGCTATGTAAGGCCAAGGGGCGGGGGCTGGTAGCAAAAATAATTTGACAACGCTTATCGGCGTATCAAAGCGGTAATAGACTGTGACGGGCGGATGAAATTAGACCGCAGCACGACAGCAATTAACGCAAGGAATGCAATCAGAAGCAAAGCAAATGTAAGCAAATGCAAGCAAACGCATAGCTCAGAGAGAGAAAAGAAAAGCCCCCTTGTTCCCCCTTTCTTCTTCTCCCCCTTGCAACCCCCGTATTATCTTACCCCCTATAATCCCCCAAAAGAAAAGAGAGAGAGCGACATTTTGCGCGCGAGAGCGACGAGGTGATGACATGGCTGCGCGTCTGACAGACCGGCAGAAAAAGAAAATACTGGCGGACTATGTGCAGACGAACAACTATTGCGCCACAGCGAAAATCAACGGAGTGTCCGCAACAACCGTTAAGAACCTTGTGCGGGCGAATGCCGACATTGTGGAAAAGTGCGAACAAAAAAAGGAAGAGAACACCGCCGATGTGATGGAATACATGAACGACCACAAAGGCCTTGTGTGTTCGTTCATCGGTAAGGGGCTTGAAATGCTCAACGACCCCGAAAAGCTGGCGGCGGCAAATCTCAGCCAGATCACCACGGCAATGGGAACGCTGATCGACAAGTGGGCGATGATCGGCGGCAGTCCTGCCGACACGGTAAAGGAAGACGCGCTCAGTCAGAGCCTAAAGGAAATGGCAAAGGAGCTTGAGAGTGACACATGAATACAGAATTAATGTTTTCTAGTAAAACAGACTTATGGGAAACGCCACAAGATTTGTTTGATAAACTGAATAATGAATTTCAATTTACACTTGATGTGTGTGCAACTCCAGAAAATGCAAAATGCGACAAGTTCTATACGGAGGAACAAGACGGACTGGAACATCCGTGGAAAGGAACCGTGTGGTGCAATCCTCCATATGGGCGCGGCATCGGGCAATGGGTGAGGCGAGCGTTATTTGCATCCGTTAGCGGGGCTACCGTCGTAATGCTACTTCCTGCCAGAACAGATACAAAATGGTTCCACGATTACATATACAAAAGAAACAATGTGGAAATTCGGTTTATTAGAGGACGATTAAAATTCGGCGGAAGTAAAAATTCTGCTTCATTTCCGTCTATGGTAGTTGTATTTATGCCACATGATTAGCCCAAAGCAAGCAAAAATCCTCGCTTTCCCCTATTCCAAGTATGACGCGCTGATCTGTGACGGTGCCGTGCGTTCCGGCAAGACCTCCATCATGATGTGGGCGTTTGTCCGATGGGCAATGGAGAATTTTAGCGGTCAACGATTTGGTGTGTGTGGCCGCACGGTGGATAGCTGCACCAAGAACATCATCGTGCCGTTTACAGCGATGAGCCTTGCGAAGGAGCGCTATATCATTCGTTGGCGGCGCGGTGACAAGGTGATGGAAGTGCGGCGCGGGGCCGTGACAAATTACTTTGAAGTGTTCGGCGGCAAGGACGAGGCCAGCTATACGCTGATACAAGGCCGCACGCTGGCGGGGGTGCTGCTGGACGAAGTAGTGCTGATGCCGCGCTCGTTTGTGGAACAGGCATTGACTCGCTGCTCGGTAGACGGGGCAAAGCTGTGGTTTTCCTGCAACCCGGGAAGTCCGCAGCACTGGTTTTATACAGAGTGGATACAGCGGAACAAGGAGCGGAACGCGCTGTATCTGCATTTTGAAATGACGGACAACCCCGGCTTGTCTCAAAAGACGCTGGAACGCTATCAGGCAATGTTTTCCGGCGTGTTCTACGACCGATACATTCGCGGCCTGTGGGTAGTGGCCGAGGGGCTGGTATATCCGATGTTCGCCAAAGAAGTAAACGTCACGAACGAAACGGGCGGCGCGGGAAAGTATTATATTTCCTGCGACTACGGCACGCAAAATCCTACCGTCTTTTGTTTGTGGCGCATGGATAAAGGCCGCGCTGTAATGGAGAAAGAATACTATCACAGCGGGCGAGCCACCAATCGGCAGAAGACAGACGAGGAATATTATCAAGATTTGGAACGGTTTGCAGACGGATATAATGTTGAGCGAATCGTCATTGACCCCAGCGCCGCGTCATTTTCGGAGTGCATCCGTAGACATGGGAAGTTTGCTGTTTGGAAAGCAAATAACGATGTTCTTGATGGGATCCGTTTAACGGCTGCGTGTATCAAATCGGGGCGAATCAAATTTCATGAAAGCTGCACGCACGCTTTTGATGAGTTTGGGCTTTATAGCTGGGATAAGGACGCGGCAGAAGATAAAGTCATTAAAGAGAATGATCACGTCCTCGACGCTGTTAGGTATTTTGTTATGACGGTTCTGCGCCGAGAAATTGCAGTTGAAAATCCTATGTATGCAAGCAGCTCCGTAAAGTTGAGGAGATAAAAATATGGGCTTAGTGAATGGCATTGTAAATACAGTAAAACGATTTTTCTTTCCGCAGGCGGTCGCCGAGCGGGAATTTGGCGCATCTCCCGCCGTAAGCCTTACGATGGAACAGCATATCGGTTTGTGGTATGCGATGATGGTCAATACCCCACCGTGGCAAAACTGTGATGTGAAAGCGGTAGGCCTGCCCGCTGCGATTTGCCGAGAAGTGGCAAGGCCGACGCTGGTTGAATTTACAGCAAACATCACCGGCAGCAAGCGCGCAGATTACCTGAACGAAAATTTTCAGACAGCAAAAGAAAACTTTAATCGGGCATTAGAACTCGGCCTTGCGCTTGGTGGTGTGGCGTTGAAGCCGTATATTTACGGTGACAATATGCTTGTGGATGTTACCGGCGCTGCGGGCTTTCAGCCGACAAAGTTTGACCCGTCCGGTCGCTGCATTGGCGGCGTTTTTAAGGATAAGCCGGTTAAAGTAAACGGAACGTACTATGTAAGGCTCGAATCACACGAGTTAAACAGTACGACCTATACCATCAAAAACAAGGCATATTACAGTGATTCCGCTGGATCCGTTGGCGCTGACGCGCAACTCACAACTATTCCGGAGTGGGCGGATATTGAACCGGAAGTGGCCATCGAGAATGTAGACGGACCATTGTTTGCTTATTTTAAGCCGCCTATTGCCAACACTGCAGATAGTAACAGCATGTGCGGTATGTCCATTTATGGCGATGCGGCGACGGTCGAGCTTATCAAGCAAGCGGATGAGCAGTGGGAGCGTCTGCGCTGGGAATATAAGTCGAGCGAGCGTAAGGTCTTGATGGACGGAACATCCAGCACGGCGGATATGTTCAACAAGCGCCTGTTTGAAATCGGCCCGTTCTCTCCGAATGGAGATTTTTTCCAGCACATCGAGCCGCAGATTAGGGATGATGCGATTTATCGCGGGTTTCAGAATACTCTTCGGCGTGTTGAATTTAATATTGGCCTTTCTTATGGAGATATTTCCGACCCGCAAACGATTGAAAAAACCGCGACTGAGATTCGAAGCAGCAAGCAGCGCAAGTATGTGCTGGTTAGCAGTATCCAGGCGGCGCTTGCACATACATTCGATTCCCTGATTTACGCAATGGACGTGTATGCTTCGTTGTACGGGCTGGCACCTGCTGGAGATTATGAGGCCACTTACGATTGGGGTGACAGCATCCTTGACGATCAGGAGACCAAAGACAAGGAATTTTCCCGAGATTTGCAACTCACAAGCGCCGGAGTGATGAACCCGTGGGAACTTCGAGCGAAATACTTTAACGAAGATGAAGATACTGCGAAAGCTGCGCTACCAACGGCGCAGGACATGGTAACTGAACAGCAACAGGAGGTAGAGTAATGGGCGGCAGAGGTGGAGCTGGTGGCGGCATTGGAGCCGGAGAATCTGGGCGTGGGCGCGGTATGAGCCTTGCTCGGTTTTTGTCACAGCAGGATATTAACCGAGCAAACGCCGCGTCTGTCACTGATATGGGCGATATTATCAGACGCACATTTGAGCGCAACGCTGCTGAAATCAATGGGCTTGAGCTGTCGGACGCTGAAAAGAAGAACGCAGTAAGGCAGATGGCAACTCTCGCAACAACGGCGCTCAAAACGGCGGCAGGAGCAGTCAATCCTTATGCAAGCGGGCCTGCGCGCCTGACAACGGCGCAGAAAACAGGAAGCGCAGCAGACAGAGCGGCAAGAGCGCGCGGTGAAATGGATAGCTACATGCGGAAATTGCGTGACCAGTCCAGTAAAAACCGCAAAGCAGCAGAAAACAAGGCGTTTTCCAATGCCTTTGTAACAGCGCAAAAGTCCGGCGCGTTGGAAGTTACGGTAAACGGCAAGAAATACCGCAGAGCTAACAAGCGCAGCGGTACATGGCGTCCGGTATGATTAACTTTGAAAATCTCGACAAGTTCACATTCCCCGGCGTGGGCAAGTACGATATTCCGCAGATTGAACCGGTCAAAGCGTATCCACAAGGGGAATTTGTTCCGGGGAACTATCTTCTTTCGGCAAAGAACCCAGAAGATAAAATCGTGCATTTCTTTATTGACGATTATCAATTTGTAAGGCACTGGAACACGCCGGTCAAGTACATTCCAAAACTGTCGCAGTTTGCGGCGGTGTGCGCGCCCGACTTCTCCACATACACGGATATGCCGCTGGCGATGCAGATATACAACCATTACCGCAAGCATTGGTTGGCGGCATACTGGCAGCTACACGGGGTCACGGTGTATCCGACTATCTCATGGAGCGACGAAAGCAGCTATGATTGGTGCTTTGACGGCGAGCCGGAGGGCGGCGTTGTGGCGGTTTCTTCGGTAGGCACACAGCAAAACAAGGAAAGCAAAAGCCTGTTTCTGCGCGGATACGAAGAAATGATGAAACGGCTGTCGCCGGAATGGGTGATATTCTACGGGAAAGTGCCGGAAGAATGCGACTGGAACATTATCCGCGTGAAGCCACACTATGATGAGATTGTGAAACGGAGGAACGCAAATGGAATATCCGTTTCAGCCGGAAGTTCTTGATGCGCTGCCGGAGGAACTGGCAGAACTTTTTCGTGCGCTTGAGATAACGCTGTTGGAAGAAATCTGCTCACGCCTAAACGCCGCGGATCAGCTGAACGAGGTAACTGTGCAGGACATTCGAGCGCTTCGCACGCATGGAATCGACTTAAAAAGCATCGAGAAAGCAATCAGTGATACGTCTGGCATCAGCAAAACGAAACTGGATAAGCTGCTTGACGATGTGGTAGAGCGTAACCAGAAGTATTACACAGAGATTATCGACCTTGCACACATCACGCAGCCGGAAACGCTGGTTGACGCTGCGGAGGTTGCAGCGATCAGGACGCAGACACTTGATACATTCCGCAATCTGACCGCCTCAATTGGCTTTTTGGTAGATAACGGGCGAACGATGCTATCCCCTGCCAAAGCTTACCAATGGGCACTTGATAACGCGGTGATGCAGGTGCAGAACGGCGTGATCAACTACAATCAGGCCATCAAGACAGTGGTAAAGCAGCTTGCCGACAGCGGCTTGAAGGCCGTTGACTATGAGAGCGGTCATCGAGATCAGATCGACGTGGCAGCGCGCAGAGCAGTGATGACAGGAGTTTCCCAAATCTGCGCGAGGTATACGGAGCAATCGGCAGAATATCTTGAGACACCATATTTTGAGGTTTCCGCCCATGCCGGGGCGCGTGATAAGCCGGGGCCGTCCCTGTGGTCAAACCATAAGGATTGGCAAGGTAAGGTGTACAGCGTCCAAACCGGCGATATTTATCCGAGCATTTATGAGGTTTGTGGCCTTGGCGCTGTTGATGGGCTGGAAGGCGCCAACTGTCGGCACAGGCGTAATGTTTGGGTCGAGGGCGTGTCCGAACGCACTTACACCGACGAGCAGCTTGAACATATCGACGATGGGCTTGGCTGTACCTTTGACGGGAAGACTTATACCGCATACGAGGCAACGCAGATGCAGCGCCGTGTGGAGCGCCAGATCATCAAGCAGAAACGGCTTGTAACGGCGTATAAAGCAAGTGAGCAGACGGACGAGTATCGCGCCGCAAAAATAAAGCTGACGCGGCTAAACTCTAAATATAATGCTTTCAGCGAAGCGGCCAAATTGCCGCTGCAATGGGAAAGGACGAAAGTGCTATATGATCGATGAAAAACTCAAATTTGCCATTGAACGGGCGCTTGAATCTGGGGCGCGCGTGCAGCTAAAGCAAATGAAAGACGGAAGCGTAAAAGCGCAAATTATCGAAGCAAAAGAGCTAAAAAAGTGATATTCTTCTTCCCTTTCGCACGGTGATGTGGTAAAATAATTATAAATAAATAAGCACCCATAGTGCAATCGAGCACGTGGAAGTGGCACGAAGAGCCAACTTGTAAGGATATCTTACAGGTTGGCTCTTTTTTTATTTTGCAACAAGGGAGTGTGGATTGGCATGGCAGACGAAGGCGGCGTTTGGCGCACGATCGGCGATCGCCGCGTGTTTATCAAAGACGGGCAAAGCCTGACGGATGCAATGCGCGAGAGCGGGAAATTTGGAGATCTCAAAAAGAAATCAATGGCGGCCTCCAAAAAGCAGACCGTCGATACCGAAGCAAGTGCCGAATACGGGGTCGAACACAGAGTTTGGGGGAAGGCGACCGGAACAAGCTACGAGGCATTAAAAGATGACCAGTACAAACTTACTGGCGAAAAAACCGGTGAAACGCTTCAAATCCCAAAAAATGAAAGTGGAGAATTTGAAGTGTACAAAGCGCCTAAAGTATCTGGATTTCTAAATGGGAAATATGTCGGCGACGAAAATGTAAACGCAATTTTATCTGATGGCCGAATTGTCTTAAGAGACCACGATTTTAATAATGATACATATTACAAGATAAGCGGCATTATTGAAGCGGAGACACTTAGACTTGCTGGCTATCAAAAGGAAGGGCAGTTTTACCGAGGAACCGATAACCCTAAAGAGATTGAATATCTCAAGAATGAGACTATGCGCGTGTCCACCAACCACATGACGGGGGAAAAAGAAGATGGCGTATCCGTTTGGGAAAGCCCTAAGTACCCGTTCAAGTATCAATATCGAGTAACCGGTAAGGTTTCCGGAGTGGGTAGCGATGGAGAGCCGCTGCTTGATCCCGCGTCCATTAAACTTGTTAGCGCAAAGTCCTATTCTGTTAAAGATTACAATGCTGCGATGGAAAAGGGGAAGCCCTTGTTTTGTAAGGCGTACGGATGGACAGAAGAACAATACGACGCGGCAAAAAAGGGAAGCATTAAAAACAGAAAGCGACTGTAATTAAATATATCCGTTTGCCAATCGAGGCAAAAGAAGTGGCAATTTGAGCCAAACAACACGCTTTCGCGTAATGTTTGGCTCTTTTTTGTAATACGCAGCGGGGAATGACGCTGTGGAAATAAAAGGAGAATAAAAATGGCAGACGAAATCATGACTTTTGATGAAATACTGGCTGACCCCATCTATAAGGCGGAGTTTGACAGGCGAATCACAAAGGCGCTTTCAACTGTCCAAGCCAAACTGGACGCGGAAGTAGAAAAAAACAAGAAGTACGAGGAAAAAGGAACCGGTGAAACGGTGGAGACCCTCAAGAAGCAGCTTTCAGAATTGCAGGAAAAGTACGACAAGGATACTGGCGACTATAAAGCGCAGATTTCCGACCGCGATTATGACGATGCAATGAAAAAAGCTGTTGCAGATAAGGGCATCAAGTTTTCCTCAAAAGCTGCGGAAAAGGCCTATTTTGCCGACCTCAAAGAAAAGCACCTCGAGCTTAAAGACGGTGTGCTTGATGGCTTTGATGAATGGCATAAGGCACAGACCGAAGCTGATCCGTCCGCGTTTCAGGCCAGCAAGCCCACGCCGAGCTTTGCAAAGCCCGTCGGTACCGGCGGCGCGCCTGCAAGCGAAGGCAAAGGCGCAATGTTTGCAAAACAGTTTAATGCGCAGTATGCGCAGACTACAACGAAGGAGTGAATTTAACGTATGTCTTTTGTGACTAACATTTCCGGCGCAGCGCGTCCGAACTTCCTTGAAAGCGAAGTCGGCCTTGTGCTGAAGACCCATGAGATCCCTGCGACGCTTGGCGTGCAGGATGGCATCTATAAGACGGTTGCCCCCGGCACTGTTTTTCCGTCCAATGACGATAAGGCAGAGGGCATCATTTTTGAAGCGGTCGACGTGACCAATGGCAATATGCCCGGTTCTGTCCTCGTGGCTGGGCGCGTTCTTGCTGATGGCCTGAACATTGATTCGGCAGCAAAGCCCGCGCTTGCCGGGAAGGGCATTATCTTTGTTGACGCTCCCGCCGTTACTCGCGGTTATACCGTAACTTACGACAAGAACGACGGCACCGGCGATGTCCCTGTGGATTCCAACAGCTATTTTGATGGCTCTGTTGCAAAGGTGTCCACCAGCTATCCGCTGACCAAGAGCAACAAAACCCAGACCGGTTGGAGCACCAGCAAGGGCGGCGCGGCGGTCTCTGAGGTCGAAATGACCGGTGACGTGACCCTGTATCCCGTCTGGACTGCAAACGCCTAAGTAAGGAGGTAAAAATCTATGGCTGATATTCTGAATCTTATTTCTGACGCTGAGCGTCTGGAATTTTCGCAGAACCTTTCTGTTGCGCGTCCTGCCTACATCGGCGACCGCATTTTCCCCGACCAGAAGACCGAGAACATCAAGGCTGAGTATCTCCGCCTTGCTGCGGGCGCGACCATCCCTGTGATGGCAACTGTCCACGCTTTCGATACTGAGGCTGAGATTGGCTCTCGCCCTGTGTTCGACAAGACCGAAGTTGAAAAGCTGCTCATCAAGCGCAAGATCAACCAGACCGAGCGCGTCCGCCTGCTGACCGAAAACGGCGTGTACGCCGATGACGCCGTTGTGCGCTATGTCTTTGACGATATGCGTCTGATGGCCGATGCGGTCAAGGTTCGCACCGAGGTCGCCAAGATGGAAGTCCTCGCCACCGGCAAGATGACCATCAAGGAAAACAACCTTAACATGACGGTCGACTACGGCGTTCCCGCCAGCAATATCGGCTACAAGCTCGATCTGAGCGCTGATGCGGATATCATCGGTCAGCTTCGCGCGATCGTCGATGATGCAGCGGACAGCGGCAACACTCTTACCGAGGTTGTGCTTTCCAACAAGATTCTGCGCAAGCTGTCGTCCAACAAGGGCATCCAGGCGATGATCTACGGCAGCGTTGGCGTCGGTACGTATGTTCCGACCGACCGCCTCAGTGCGCTGTTTATGTCCATGTTCGGCTTTGGCACCATTACCACGAACGACCTGCGCTATAAGACGCAGACTTCGAGCGGTAAGGAGACCACCAAGCGCTTCTTCCCCGATGACAAGATCGCGTTCCTCTCCAACGGCACTTCCGCTTCTTTCGGCGCAGGCCTGTGGGGCGTTACTCCCGAAGAGGATGATTACGGCCAGTACAACGAAAAGAGCGCCAACCAGTACATTACCGTTACCCAGTGGGCTACGCCTGACCCCGTTGCGGTTTGGACGAAGGCAAGCGGCCTGTTCATCCCGGTTGTTCCCAACCCGAACGGCCTGTTTATCGCGTCTGACACGAGCAAGTAAACTGTTACCTCCTCCCCTGCCTGAACGGTTTGCCGTGACGGTGGGGGGGAGGGCCCAGAAAAGGAGGCTGCGCATGGCGTACGCTGATTATATTTATTATGCAACGGTTTACATGGGGGGGTCTCTGACCGAAGATATCTTTCCGGCTCTTGCAGTAAAAGCATCCGCTTATGTAGATTACGTTACGATGGGCCGAGCCAAGAATGCGTTTGGCGATGCGGCGGATGCGGTCAAAAACGCTGTGTGTGCTTTGGCTGAGATCATTCAAGACAGCAACAAACTCAATGCGGTCTCGACGGACACTGAGCGCGCCGTATCGAGCGAAACGGTAGGCGCGTGGACGCGCAGCTTTGACAGTAAAAATGTGTCTGCGACGGATGTGCAGCTTATCGAGAGTAGAAAGCGCGAAGCGGTCGTGACGTATCTTGCACCGTATGGACTTCTAAAAGCGAGGGGGTATGGGCCATGTCCATGTTCCCCCACACTGTAACGATTTACAACATCGTGCAGGAGATCGACCCAGCAACGCTTGACGAGGTTGAAAAGATATATATCACCATCTTGCGCGGCGTGATGCTTCAAGCGTCGAAGGGCGTGAACGTGCGCGAAAGCGGGCTTGAGGGCGCGGACGCTGTGAATCTGTATATCCCGTTCGCCGTGGAAGCAGTGGACGGGGTAACAGGTAAACCGAAAACTTACATCGGCCCGCAATCGTTTTTCAAAGCAGCGGACAAATCTGGATTGTGGACGCTCTCATACAAGGGAAACGGTGGCATGACGTGCTTTGTAAAGGGCGAATTCGTTTCGGACGACATGACCGTCGTACTGAGCCATGACGATTGCTACAACGTGACCAAGGTTGATGCGATGGACTACGGTAGCCCCGATATGCAGCACTGGGAAGTCGGAGGTGCGTAATGGGCATCAAGTTTTCCGTGCATACCGATGGGATGGACGCTGTCAGGGAAAAGCTGTCGCAAGGTTGCAGCAAGGCCGAACATGTTCTTGCTCAGCAAATACGGGCGGATACAGACCCGTTTGTTCCTGCGTTAACCGGTAGTTTGGCAAACAGGACGCGAATTGAGGGATATACCGCTGGGGACTATGGACCATCTGGCGGAAACGTTATCGTTTACCCCGGCCCTTACGCAAGGTTTTTGTATTACGGAAAAGTAATGGTCGACCCAAACACCGGCAGCACATACGCCCCAAAGGGCGGAACAAAAGTAGTTACAGATCGCAACTTGGTATTTAACAAGGCGATGCATCCGCAGGCGCAGGCTCATTGGTGCGAAGCATCTAAAGCACAGAACCTTGATAAGTGGTTGCGCGTGGCAGAAAAGGCGGTGAAGAAGTACGGAGCAGGTTAAAAAGACGGTATCGGCAGAGGAAGAAGATCAAGTTTCCCGAAAGCTGCTTGCGTGGTTAAACACATTCCCTGACAAGCCGGTTGATTTGATTCGGTTTGAATTTCTTCCCGCCGATACTGCGGCGATGGCGCTGTCCACAATTCAGGCGGCGTACATTGTCAAAAAATACATTCTCGGCGGATATCAGGCGGAATACCAATTTAAGGTCATCTACCGCATGAAACCGGGGAATAGCAATGATAAACGGCTCAAAGCCGACGAGATGCTTAACGCCTTGGGCGATTGGGCAACAAGCGAGACGCCGCCTGACATTGGCGATGGTCGCCGCGTCATTCGCATTGAGCCGACAACGCGATCCTCTCTTTTTGCCGTGTATGAAAACGGCGATGAGGATCACCAAATCCTTATGAAAATGAACTACGAGGTGATTAAAAATGGCTGATATGACCTTTAACACCACGGCGGGGCAGACCGTAGATCGCGAACTTCTGATCGCGTATCTCAACACGGGCGAAGCCGGAACCCCTACGTGGGCTCCCCTCGGTACGCGCGTTACGGATTCCAGCATGGAATACGACTGGCAGGAGGATGCCTCGAAGGATATTCTCGGCACGACGCGCACGACCATGAAGAAACCCATCATCACGCAGACCTTTGACCCGTCTGATCTGGACGCTGGCGACCCTGCCATCGTCAAGGTTTGGAATCTTGCGGTCAAGGAGCAAAACGCGGCGGCGCTGGCGAATCAGGACGTGCTGATTGTCCACGCTTATGCAGGAACGGCAAAGACCGCAGTATTTGCGGAGCGCTATTCGTCCTGCATGGTCAAGCCCTCTTCCCTCGGCGGCGAGGGTGGCGGCTTTATCGGTATGCCTATCGACGTGACGCTTGGCGGCACGCGCACGATTGGCACTGCTGCTATCTTCGGCAATGCGGTCACGTTTACCGAGGGCGAATAAGGAGGGCATCATGCGGGAACTTAATTTTGACGACGGCCTTGTAACTTATACCGTAAACGGGAAGTGCCAAGTGTCATTCAACCCTACCGACAGCAATTTTGTCGAAAAGCTGTATCTTGCTTTTGAAGACCTTGACAAAAAGCAGGATGGATATAAGGCGCAGATCGAAAAGATGGGTGATAAAAAGCAGATTTTTGCTTTTGCCCGAGAGAGAGACCGCGAAATGCGGGACATTATCAATTCTGTCTTTGATGCACCCATTGCAGACGACCTTTTCGGCGACAGGAATGTTTACGCCTTGGCGGAAGGCGTTCCTGTATGGTGCAACTTTATGCTCGCCATTATGGATGAGATCGACAGTACGTTCTCGCGTGAGCAGAAATTCACGAATCCGAGGATCAAAAAGTACATCGACAAAGTGCAGAAGCATTAATCGGAGGGCGGTATGAGTTACGGACTTCCTAAAAGCGTAGAGATCAGCGGGCAGAGCTTTGCCGTTCGGTATGACTTTCGAGTGATACTGACGATATTCGAGGTTCTGGACGATGAAGAACTCAGCGACGAAGAACGAGCTTATACCGCCCTTCGTCTCTTCTTTGTTGACTTTGATTCAATTCCCGACTACGACGAAGCGATCAAACAGCTGTTTTGGTTTATCAACGGTGGGCAATACCCTGATGATAAAAAGAAAGAGCCGGAGATCATTGATTGGGCGAAAGATTTTCAGTTTATCGTTTCCCCTGTCAACCGAGTGCTTGGGAAAGAGATTCGCGAAAGCGAATACGATCCAGATACCAACACTGGCGGTACGCACTGGTTTACTTTCTTGTCTGCTTATATGGAAATTGGCGATTGCTTCTTTGCGCAAGTCATCCGCATTCGAGAACTAAAGGCGAAAGGAAAACCCTTAGACAAGTCAGACCGAGAATTTTACCGACGCAATAAAGATGTGGTCGATATCCCGAAAAAGGTCTCGAAAGAAGAAGCGGATACGCTTAGTGCATGGTTGGGGAAAAAAGAACCGGCTCACGAATGAGCCGGTTGAAATTAAAGAGAGACTTGTTTGTTTTCATTTTTCTTTAAGTACGCATAAATTTTGCTGATTTTCTTCCCGTTCTGAGGTGCAGAAGTCACGTCAAATACAATGTATTTAACTTCTGGATCAGCCTGATATGCAAAGATAAGGTACTGACGGACAATTTTCGTTTTCTTCTTCTGTGCTGACCCTCCAAGCGCCGCGCCGATTGGGCCAAGTAAAATACCGCCCGCGATTGCGCCGCCGACGCTTGAAACGTATTGGGTCTGGATATCCTGCGGCGTCATAACAGAAACATCGATAAGCTTGCTTGGCGAAAGGGTGAATGTTTGCCCGCTCGCTGAAAATGAAATAGATTCTGGGGAGCACATGGCGGAGCAGATAGACCCTGCTGCAAGGTCAAGCCCGCCGACAAGTTGTAGCTTGCACTTTACTGTTTGGATTTTAATCTTTTCGTCATAAGTCTGCGGTACGGCTTTATTAACGGCCAGAATCCCTAATGGGATAGGTATTGTTAGAAGGGCAACGCCAACCCATACTGGCATAGTTTCTTGGCCTTCTGGCGTTGTAGCAACTCCTACAATTAGGATCAAAAGAAACGATGCAAAGAAGACAACAAGGAATAACAAGGTTCTTTTCAATGCTTTCATTCTATTTCCCTCCCATTAAATACGGTTCTTTTACCATATCACAGCAAAAAACTAAAAGCAAGGTGGTGATTTTATGGCAGCGGACGGTTCGGTAGTTTTCAGCGTGGATCTGGACGACAAAGACGCTCAAAAAGAACTGAATAAACTGGTTAAAAAAATCGACACGCTTAACGATAAAATTTACCAGAAACAGCAAGACAAAATGCCGCTGGCAAAGCAGTCGGCAGAAATCGCGGCAAATCTCGATGCGGCAAAAGCGACGCTTGATTCAATGCACAGCGGCAAAGAGTTTTTTACGGCGGATTCCATCAAGGCACAGGAAAGCACTGTGAAATCTTTGCAAAAAGAGTATGACGCCGTTACAGCTAAAGTTGAGAAGATGGACGCTTCAATTCAGTCCGATACGGCAAATCTCGATAAGATGAAGACAAAAGCGGGGGAGCTTTCCGAAAAAATCTCCAGCACAAAAAACGGTGTTTTCGGGATGGGTGATGCGACTAAAAAAGCCGACGAATACATGTCCCGCTTCGTTAACCGAGTAAAGAAGCTCGCTCTCAGGGCGTTTGTGTTTACTCTTATTACAAGGGCATTATCCGTTGTTCGTGATTATGTCTGGAAAGTCATCCAAGTAAATGACGAAGCCGCAAAAGCTATTGGACGCTTAAAGGGCGCGTTGCTCACTTTGGCACAACCGCTATTAAGTGTAATTGTTCCAGCCTTTACAGCGCTTGTGAACATCCTTACAAAGGTTATCAGCGTTATTGCAAACATTGTATCGATGCTTTTTGGAACAACGGCAAAAAAATCAGAAGCGGCGGCAAAAGGACTTTATAAAGAAGCAGATGCTATCGGTAGCGTCGGTTCGGCGGCAAAAGAAGCAAAAGGGAATCTTGCTAGTTTTGACGAGATCAACACGATTTCCACATCAAGCAGTGGAGGCGGCGCTGCGGCTGCGCTTGCAGATCGGCTTTCTCCCGTGTTTGAACAGTTTACGACCGACGAGTACAAAGCAAAGATCGACGAGCTTACGGCATACCTTAGCGGCGCGCTTTTAGCTCTTGGCGCAATTCTGTGTTTTTCCGGCGCAAATATACCCCTCGGAATCGCACTTATGGCGGCGGGCGCGATTGGGCTTGTTACACTTATTAAAGAAAACTGGAACGCAATGTCTGACCGCCTTAGAGCTGCACTGACAAATGTGCTTTCGGTGCTGGGCCTTTTTGCCCTCGCCATTGGTGCAATTTTGTGTTTATCTGGCGCAAACATCCCCCTCGGCATTGGGCTTATGCTGGCAGGCGCGGCTATGCTGGGAACGGCAGTCGCCTTGAACTGGAATGCAGTAAACGACAAAACAAAAAATACATTGTCGGCCTTAATGATGGCGCTCGGAATGACCTTGCTTGCCATCGGCGCAGTGCTTTGCTTTTCGGGAGCAAACTTACCTCTCGGTATTGGGTTAATGATTGCGGGTGCAGCATCTATTGCGGCATCGGTCGCCATGAACTGGAACACAGCCCCCGAAAAGACAAAAGCCGCAATCAAATCTCTTATGGGTTCGATTGGCGTCTCGCTTATCGCTATCGGTGCGGTTCTGTGTTTCTCCGGCGCAAATCTTCCACTTGGCATTGGGATGATGATTGCTGGCGGCGCGGCTATTGCCGCTGCATCTGATCTGGATTGGAGTGCACTTCTTACCAAGCTTAAAGAAATGTGGCAGAACATTAAACAGTGGTGGAATACCAGCGTTTCGAAGTTTTTTACTGCTGATTACTGGAAAGCGTTAGGTCGAAGGATTATTGACGGCCTTTTGTCCGGTTTAAAATCCGCATGGGAGGCTGTAAAAACGTGGGTGGCTAATGCCGTTAGCTGGTTCGGGAAAAAATTTGTTGAAGCGCAGAATTCTATTGCAAAATCGAATTCTGGCCGAAGCGGAGGATTTGGAACCAGAAGTGGCGGCTTTGGCAGACCTTCTCGCGCTCCTTCGATTAGCCGTGTCTCCGCTCCTGCATTGGCTCGCGGTGCAGTCATCCCACCCAACAAGGAATTTCTCGCCGTACTGGGCGACCAGAAGAGCGGAACGAACATCGAAACGCCGCTTGCAACGATGGTCGAAGCATTTAAGCAGGCTATGGCGGAATCAGGCGGCGGTGCAACTACGGTCGTTATTCAGCTCGACGGCAAGGAAATCGCACGAAGTACCGTGAAGAACATCAACAACATGACACGCGCGGCGGGTAAGCCCGTGCTGCTGTACTAAGGAGGGGCAACATGGAAGTCCTTATTATCAACGGCACGGACTACTCGTCCGCAATCGCAACGAAAGGATACGGGTGGAGCAGAAACGATCTCGACAGCGACAAGACCACCCGTACCAAAGATGGCAAAATGCGGCGCGACAAGATCACCACCAAGCGGAAACTGAGTTATACAACGCGCTCCGTCAAGCGTGACGTGCTGGCAAAACTCGATGACGATCTGAATAAAACCACCTGCACCGTCCAATATCTCGACTTGCATGGCGTAAGAACCAGCACGTTTTACTGCTCGTCGATGGAATGCACGCTTGAGGAAGCTGCGGATGACAATGAGGTGTGGGGCGGCGCGACGTTTAATTTGATCGAGGTGTGATATGGGGCAGACAACAAGTGCGCTGTGGCGCGAGCTGCTCCACAAGCCCGGCACAGAACGAGAGTACAAATTCGACGTTGCGGGCACGGAATACGGCAAAGATGCGGAAGTGTCGCACTCTGCCGAATCTCAGTTGTTTGAAGAATTCGGCATCGGAAACGCCTGCTGCGCAACATTAAAACTGGCACTGTATGCGGACAACATACCGCGAGCCGCGACGATCAAGCGTTATCTCAGGCTTGTTAATGGAAGTCAGGCGACAGACTGGATCCCCAAAGGCGTGTTTTTTACCAACCGCCGGTCCTGCGATGGGGATTATTGGGAACTTGAAGCATACGACGCTATGAGAAAGGCTGACGTTGTGTGGGAGCCAGACCAGTCGCTTAACTTTCCGATGACTATGCCTGACGCTGTAAACATCTTTTGCCAGTTGATGGGCGTGGAACTGGACAGCCGCACAGTGCTCAACAGCTCGTATACCATCGACTATCCCGCAAATGATTACACCATCCGCAACGAGCTATGCTTTATCGCTGCGGCGCACGGTGGGAACTGGATTATTACCGATGCAGGGAAACTATTGCTTATTCCGTTGTTGTCTATGCCTACCGAGACAAACTATCTCATTACAGAAGCGGGCAGCGCTATTACGTTTGGAGGGGTGAGGATTCTTGTCTGATAAATATTACGTCGGCGGCGACATTACAAGCTTTTCCGACAATGGCAAGTATAAGCCTATTTCCCGTGTGACGTTGCTTGTGGACGACGAAAATAGCCTGACGGCGGGCGACGATACCGGAATGGAGGTCATTGCAAGTTGCCCTCACGCCACGCAGCCAATGGTAAATGCTTTACTGCAAACCATGAAAGGCTACCAGTATCAGGCGTACGAAGCAGGCGCGGCAAACATCGATCCGGCGGCAGAGCTGGGCGACGGCGTGACGGTTGGGGGCATTTATTCGCCGCTTTCTAAACTCTCTGATGATGGGCGCGGATACGCGGGTATTTCTTCCCCCGGGGAAGCAGAGATGGAAGACGAATACCCAGCTGAGGGGTACATCACACAAGAGTTCAATCGCAAGATTGCCGAAACACGCTCGACTATCACCAAGACCAGCGAGGAGATCATGCTCAAGGTCAAGGGCGTTGATGGGCGCGTGACGTCGCTGTCGACGTCCATTGACGGCATTGAGGCCAATATTTCGAGCCTCAACGGCAGCATTACCAACATCAAGGCCGATATCAACGGCTTGCGCACGACTGTCTCGGGCAAGATCGACGGCAGCACAGCACAGAGCATGATCGACCAGAGCATTGACAAGATCACGCTGAGCGTATCGAGCAGCAGCAGCGGTACGACGTTCAAAATTCTCAGTAATGGTGTTGTCGTTGATTCGACCGGTTCGATCGACTTGCACGTTGACGCCGTCAACATTGACGGCACGCTGACGGCAAGCGAGATCGAGGGCGACACGATCATGGTGCGCAACGACAACGGACGGCGCTGCGGTTACATCTATACCGAGTACGCCAGCTCGGCGGACTACAAAATGACGCTCGAGAGCAAGGCTATGGAGTTGACCGCGACGAGCGGAAACCTGTATCTGTCGGGGAATAACGGAAGATCAGCGCTCAATTTCGACTACGACTTCATCGATTGCCGCGGCGATTTCGCCCCGAATGCAGATAACCGGTACAATCTTGGCGCACCAAATTTTGTTTGGAGCACGATCTATTGCAGCACGAACGAGTTGAACGGGTCCGACCGGAACATCAAGAACAGCATTGAGGCGCTGCCGGTGAAGTACGTGCGCATGTTTGAGCTCGTCGAGCCGAAGCGCTACAAGCTGAACAGCGGCACGAGCGGACGCTATCACACAGGCTTCATCGCGCAGGAGGTAGAGGACGCCATGCGCGCGTGCGGCATTGATTCGCAGGAATTCGCGGGCTGGGCGGCGGCCAAGCTTGATGACGGCAGCGAGACCTATTTTCTGCGGTACAGTGAGTTTATCCCAATTCTGTGGGCCAAGGTGCGCGAGCAGGAAGCGCGGATTAGAAGATTGGAGGCATCGGCATGAAAGAAGCAATGGAACTTTTGAGCAACGCGTTTGACACGCTGAATAACACGTTGGTTTTGGGCTCGGAGGCGGGCAAGATCAGCGTCATCAAGGCGCAGATTCAAAAGGCTTATGAGATTTTACATCGCGAGGCGGAAGAGCAGGAGAAAGACAAGCGCGAGCTTGTCGCGCTGAAATATCAGCTTGAGGATGCAAAAAAGAAAGCAAAAAAAGTAAAGGACGGCGAAGCCGAAACCGCGAAAGCGCCCGAAGAAAGCGAGGCAACCGATGGCTGATAAAGCAATTTCCGACCTCACGCAAGCGTTACAGATCACTAACGAAGACCAGTTTGTGCTTGAGCAGGGCGGCGAGGCGAAGATGCTGAAAGGCGAAACGCTGCTGAAGTTTGTCACGCTGAGCGTTGTATCGGTCACGGTGACAACGCTGCCCGCAGGAAGCTCAGCAACGGCGACTTACGACAAGTCGACTGGTACGCTGGCACTTGGCATTCCGCAGGGTAGCAAGGGCGATACCGGCGCGACAGGTGCGACTGGCCCTACAAACGTGCTGACCATTGGCTCGGTCACGTCCGGCAAGGTGGCGAGCGCGACCATTACCGGAGAAGCCCCGAATCAGGTGCTCAACCTTGTACTCGAAAAGGGTGAACAGGGTGAACAGGGTAAGCAGGGTATTCAGGGTGAACAGGGTAAGCAGGGTATTCAGGGTGAAATTGGTCCACAGGGCAATCCCGGCGCAGATGCTCCCACGATTACTGGCATCACCATCCGGCAGAGCGACTATCACCTTATCGTGACGCTGTCGGACGGCACGAGCTATGACGCGGGCTATTGCCGAGGCGCTTCCGGCGCTGGTACGGGTGACATGCTGGCGTCTGTGTATGACCCTAACAACAAGCATCAGGACATCTTTGCATATGTTGACAATGCTATCAAAGACGTCAAGGTGACTACTGACGCAACGCCTACGCAGGGCAGCACCAATCCTGTGCAGTCTGGCGGCGTGTACTCGGCGCTTGCCAATAAGCTGGGCAAGACCGGCGATGGCAGCAACGTCACGGCGGCGTTCACTGTGGCAACCACCCGCGCAAACGTTGCAACGGGCGAAAAGCTCTCCGTGCTGTGCGGCAAGATTGCAAAGTGGTTCGCAGACCTCGGCAGTCTGGCATTTAAGAGTACGGTCGCAAAATCCGACCTTGCAAGCGACGTGCAGACGAGTTTGGGCAAGGCGGACAGCGCTTTGCAGAGCTACACAGAGACCGACCCGACCGTGCCCGAATGGGCAAAGGCGGCGACCAAACCGAGTTACACGGCCTCTGAGGTAGGCGCGCTCCCAAACACAACGGTCATTCCGTCCGTCCCCTCCACCACCTCCCTCCTCAAGGGCAACGGCTCGGGCGGCATCGTGGCAGCGACGCGCGGCAGCGACTATATCGCGAGCGGCAACATCGTCAAGCAGACGCTCGTGAACGTTGAGACTACGCCGACCGAGAATTACGCCATCAACTGGCTGTTCGGCTAAGGAGGTGCTGAGATGGCAAATGCACAACTCGGCAGTAAAGCTGTCGGCAGCATCGTTAAGCTGAAAGTCGGCGGTGTGGCAAAAGAGTTCATCGTTGTCCATCAGGGGAAACCGAGCGGCATGTACGACGCGAGCTGCGACGGCACCTGGCTGCTGATGAAGGACATCTACGAGAACCATGTTTGGCAGAGCGAAAACATCAACAAGTACGAGAGCAGCGACATCCACGCCTACCTGAACAACACGTTCCTGAACCTGTTCGACAGCAGCATCAAGGAGGCCATCAAGCAGGTGAAGATCCCGTACCGTATGAACGGCGGCTCGGGCGGCACAGACCAGAGCGGCGCGAATGGGCTGCCCGCGAAGATATTCCTGCTGTCTGGCTATGAAGTAGGCTGGACGACCAGCGACTACGGCCACTTCCCGGTGGATGGCGCGAAGCTGGACTACTTTGAGGCCGGAACCGGTTCGGCTGCCGACAGCAAGCGTATTGCGAACCTGAACGGTTCGCCCGCCTACTGGTGGCTCCGCTCCCCGGACACCAGTAATCTCAACGACGCGTGGTATGTCTTCTCCAACGGCTCCACATGGCACGTATCCGTCCCGTACGGCATCCGCCCCGCTTTGGTTCTTCCGCCTGACGTCCTTGTAGACGACAGCGGCAACGTAGTCATCCCCGACCTCACCGCACACAAAACTCTCGTCAACGGCACGGTCTACACTGTGAAGGGCGGGAAGTGCCTCGTCAACGGCACTGTGTACAGTATCAAGAAGGGAAGGACGCTGATTGACGGCACGGGGTATGACATCACGTTTGCGCCGTCCTACGACCCTGTGTTTGCCAACAACACATGGGAGCAGATCATCGCAGCGTGCCACAATAACGCGGTGCCGGAAACGTGGAAGGTAGCAGACCAGAAACCTATGACCATTGCCGGCTCGGACTATCTGATCGACATCATCGGAAAAAATCATGATGATTATGCCGATGGGTCGGGAAAAGCTCCGCTGACGTTCCAGATGCATGATTGCTATAAACTAAAGAAGGCAATGCACAATACTACTACCAACTCAAAAGGCTGGTCTAGGTGTGACATGCGGGAAACAGCCCTACCTATCATTTTGAAACAGATGCCAACGGAGGTACAGAGCGGCATCCGAGAAGTGAACAAGCTAACCTCGGAAAACTATACCATCGTCACCACGGCAGATAAGCTATTCTTACTGAGTGAGATTGAGATTTTTGGTAACGATGAGAATTCCGGCAAAGGCGAGGGCACGCAGTACGACTACTACAAAGCTGGCAACAGCAAGGTGAAGAATTACATCGATAGCGCGATCGAGTGGTGGGAGCGTTCTCCGTATAACGGTAATAAATGGTTTTACTGTTGTGTTAATTCTAAAGGTGCATCCATATCCAGGAGCGCAAATGTTGTTTCTGGCGTGCCCTTTGCTTTTTGCTTCTAAAGAAAGGACTGATACTTTATGATCTACATCAAAGTCAACAACACGGAATACCCCGCAGCGGTCAACGGTGACCGCGCTGACCGCACGTGGGACGGGCGCGACACCAAGACCGTCACGCTCACCATGCCCTACGCGCAGGTCGCGGCACTGCTGCCCGACAATACGCCGTGGAGCATCGTGCAGCGCGACATGGTGGACGTGCTGGACGAGCAGGGCCAGCCCACGGGTGAGACCAAAGAGGTCGTCAACGAGTACGACAACAGTGCCTATAGCCTCGCGGGTGACATCACCGACCACCGCAACGGCACCGTATCTATCAAAATGGGCAGGCCTACGGAATCCGAGCTTTCGACTGCGACCGTCACGGCGCTGGTCGGCCAGAGCATCACGCCGCAGCGCGCGGCAAGGCTGCGACCGGTCATCGAGGCGGCCAGCGCGTCGCTCTCTGACGGCGAGGCGGCGAAGTCGCCCGAGCTGTTCCCGCGCTGGGCGGATCATATCGGCGAGGTCGTCAAGCCCGGCGACCGCCGCAGCGACGAGGACGCAGACGGCGTGCTGCGCGTCTACAAAGTTCGCGAGGGACAGGGCCACACGACACAAGCGGACTGGGCCCCGCACCTGACGCCTGCGCTGTGGGTCGTGGTCGACGTTACACACGCGGGCACGCAGGATGACCCGATTCCGGCCGCTCGTGGTATGGAATACACTTACGGTCTTTATTACAAAGACCCTGAGGACACTAAGCTATACCTGTGCGAGCGCACGGGCGAGGCCGCGGGCGGGAAGATCGTCTTGCAGTATTTGCCGCACGAGTTGGTAGGGAATTATTTCACGGCGGGCTAAGGCCGCAGAAAGGGAGCGGGATATGGATAATGCAAAGCACTACGATGACGCAGAGATTGCGCTGATCGATGCACGCTGCAAGAGCAATACGCATCGAATCAATGAGTTGCAGGAGCACCAAACGGCGCTTGATAGGCTGGCAACGTCTGTCGAGGTGCTGGCGGCCAAGCAGGAGACCGTCGAGGGAGACGTCAAAGAGATCAAAGAGGACGTGAAAGCCATCACGGGCAAGGCGGGGAAACGCTGGGACAGTCTGGTCGACAAGGCTCTCGCGGCGCTGGCGGGCGCGTTTATCGCGTGGCTGCTGAGTGGGGCGGTCGGATGAAGCGCCTTATCAAAAAGGCATCGAAATTGCGAACGAGGAACATCATTTTGATTATCGTTGGCATTTTTATCGCCGCTTTTGTGATCTACACGGTCATCTTTTACAGCATTAAGGGGTGGCAGTGGGACAACATCTTCCCGTACCTGCTGGGTACGGGAGGAATCATCGAAGCCTTTACTGGGCTTCTGACACTGGTAGAAATTATCGTTGGACGGAAACGAAAGGAGAACAACAATGAAATTTGAAATGAGTAACAAGGTGTACGATGTGCTCAAGTGGCTCGTGCTCATCGTACTGCCCGCCTGCTCCGGCCTCTACGCCGCCCTCGCGGGTGTGTGGGGGTGGGGCTACACCGAGCAGGTGACGACCACCATCAGCGCCGTGGCGCTGTTTATCGGCGCGCTCATCGGCGTGTCGACGTCCAGCTACAACAAAAACAAGGACGAGGACGGCAAGGGTGACAGCGATGTATCACAGTAGGGACATTGCTGACCTGCGGGCGGACGTGCGCGCAAACTGTGTCATTTTTCTCGCCCTCTGCAAGGAGGCGGGGATTCCGGTTCTCGTGACGGAGACAGTACGAGACGACGAGTACCAGCGCTATCTTGCCGAGAACGGCTACGCGGCAAAGTCCGCGACGCGCCCGACGTTCCACGGTGTCAAGGCTGGGCTGGCGTTCGACATCTGCAAAAACGTCAAGGGGCATGAGTACGACGATCCGTCGTTCTTCGCCCGCTGCGGGCAGATCGGCAAGCAGGTCGGCTTTTCGTGGGGCGGCGACTGGAAGAAATTCCCCGACCGCCCGCATTTCCAGTGGGACGACCACCTCAAGTACACAGGGAGCATGATTTTGGCGGGCAAGTACCCGCCGGAAATGGAGGAGTACATGGATCAGGCAACGTTTAACAAGATGATGGATGCCTATTTGGCACAGCTCGGCACCAAGCCCGTCTCTTCGTGGGCGGCGAAAGACTGGGCGGCGGCAAAAGCGGCGGGCATCACGGACGGCAGCGCGCCGCAGAGACTTATCACGCGGCAGGAAGTCGTGACAATGATCCAGAGAGCGACAAAATAACGGTGCCCGATTTGGGCACAGAAAGGAGCGGGCGGCGAAAGCCCACGCGCAAGCGCCTCTGCAAGCCCTACACGGGCATGGACAGTCAGCACAGGTCAATCCGCGCGCAATTATCCTCTATGGCCCCCAAGCGGGCCGTGGCGTATATCTTATCCTTCGAGCTGCCAGCTGACGAGGCGGCGTGTATCATTGAGTGCGACGTGCGGCAGAAAAGCTGCGTGCAGGTGGCAATGGAGCAAAGCCTATCTGTTGACGCAGTGAAGAAATACCGGCGGCGCGCATACCGCAAAATGGCATCAGAAGTATATGAAAAAAGAAATGGCCCCACCGAACGGTGAGGCCATTTCTCTTGTGTAAAAGCAGGCCGGGAATGACCTGTAAAATTAAAATATCACATTTCACGTAAAAAGGCAAGGGGAACCGTTCGACGGTTTTCGACGCACTTTTCATACACTTTATGGGCGCTTTTGAGCGCCTATTTTTTTGTACTATGGACACAACAAAGGAGGTGCGGCGATGTACGACCGACTTTTAGCTTTGGGCTTTACTGAGCAAATGGCGATGGACATTTTGACGCTGTTCCCTGATCCTGACGAGCTGAGAACATACGTCTACTTTGCAGAGATGTTCCATGTATAGCTATTTCAACCCAAATCCAAACGGGCGCAACGTGTCCGACTGCACCGTGCGCGCAATCTGCAAGGCGACAGGAAAGGACTGGGGCGAAGTTTATTTGTCTCTGTGCATACAGGGATACTTAGACGGCGACTTGCCCAACGCAAACGCCTGTTGGGGCACATATCTGCGGTCGCTTGGCTATCGGCGCTATATTATGCCGGACACCTGTCCCGACTGCTACACGGTCGGTAAGTTTGCCGATGAGCACCCACGCGGGACGTATATTCTCGCGCTCTCTGGACATGTAGTGTGCGTGCAAGACGGCGTGATCTATGACAGTTGGAACAGCGAGAACGAAATCCCGCTTTATTACTGGGTCAAAGAAACGGAGGAATGAACATGGCATATCCCTATTTCAATCCCTATTATCCGCAGCCGATGCCGGACAACCTCATGCAGATGCGACAGATGCAGCAACCACAGATGCAGCCCATGCAGCAGCCCATGTCGCAGCCAGTGCAACAGAACCCTATCGCACAGGGCGGCGTGCAGTGGGTAAGCGGCGAACAGGAGGCGAGAGGCTATCTCATCGCGCCCAACTCTGCTGTGGCGCTGTGGGATTCTACCGCGCCGACTGTGTATCTCAAGCAGGCGGATGCAAGTGGGAAGCCGACGCTTAAAATTTACGATCTTGTAGAGCGCGCAGAAACGCCCCGCACAGCGCCGCAGGAAAAGAGCGTGGAATTTGTCACCCGTAAAGAGTTTGACGCTCTGGCAGCGCTTGTGGGCGAAATAAAGAGCAAGAAAAAGCGCAAGGTTGAGGAGGACGAGGATGATGAGTAATCCTTTTTTTGGCGCTCTTGGTGGCGGGAACGGCTTTTTTCAGATGATGCAACAGTTTCAACAGTTTAGGGCAAATTTTCAGGGTGACCCCAAAGCGGAAGTCGAAAAGCTTTTGCAATCTGGCGCTATGAGCCAGCAGGAGTTAAACCAACTTCAATCTATGGCAAAGCAGTTTGAACCCTTATTCCACTAATCTTATCGTGGCCACGATTTGATAAATAAAAATTTTTCAAAGGAGTGATACTATGTCTCTTTCCGACGGTGCTCCCATGATGACTATGCCGGTCGCGCCCGCGAACAATTACGGCGGCGGTATGGGTATGTGGGGCGACAGCTGGATCTGGATTATCGTTCTTTTCCTCTTCGGCTGGGGCCGCAACGGATTTGGCAACGGTAACGGCGGCGGTGTGATGGACGGCTACGTTCTGACATCTGACTTTGCGAGCGTTGAGCGCAAGCTCGACAGTATTGCAAATGGCATTTGCGATTCCACCTTTGCGTTGAACAATGCCATTACTGGCGGCTTTGCTACGACCACACAGGCCATCAACACCGGCTTCGGCAATGCCGAGCTGTCCCGCGCAAACCAGCAGGCGGCGCTTATGCAGCAGCTCAACGCCATGCAGATGCAGGCCGCAAATTGCTGCTGCGAGAATCGCGCAGCTATCGCGCAGGTGCGCTATGATATGGCGACGCAGGCGTGCGACACTCGCAACACGGTCAACACGGCAGCCCGCGACATCATTGACGCGAACAACCAGAACAGCCGTGCCATCCTCGACTTCCTCACGCAGAGCAAGCTGTCCGATCTCCAGACCGAGAACCAGAATCTCAAATTGGCCGCGTCTCAGGCTGCACAGAATAACTACCTCATTTCGCAGCTTCGCCCGTGCCCTTCACCGGCTTACATTACCTGTAACCCGTGGGCGGGCAGCGGCTATGGTGGCTGCGGTTCCGGTTGCGGCTGCTGACAACTGCATAGCATAGCTTTTTCGTGACCTCACGAAAATGGTCGGCCCCGTGCCGATACTAATCACAACGCGGCGGGGCAATAGCTCCGCCGCTGTATTTTAAACGGGTCGATTTCGACCCCTTTAGGAAGGAATGATTTTGTGAAAACAGTTGACGAACTCAAACAGGAATTTGTTGATCACATTGCAACTCTGGACAAGAGTGAAATGAGCATGTACGATCTTAGCAATTATGCCGATCTTTTGCGTAAAGCGGACGAATTATTTGCGCCCAGCTACGCGGAAATGATTGCAAATGGTGCGTTTGCCCCTTTTGGGGCAAATCAGAGAAAGGAGTGATACCAGTATGGCTGAATTTAGTAATTCTATCATTGCTTTGGTCCCTGCCGGCCAGAACGTCCCACTGACCGGAACGGCGGTCAATAGCAAGCCCTGTATCGTGCATCGCCAGGGCGCAGGCATTGTCACGCTGCGCGGCCTCACCAATCAAAACCGCGCTCTGTTTCGGGTCTCCTATGGCGGAAACATCGCCATTCCCACTGGAGGCACGGTTGAGGCCATCACGGCGGCGCTTGCCATCAACGGAGAGCCGCTGACCAGTGCAACAGCTACCGTCACGCCTGCGGCTGTAGGAAACTACTTTAATATTTATGTTTCCGCGCAGGTCTGTGTTCCAAAAGGATGCTGCCTGACGGTTGCAATGGAAAACACCAGCACTCAGGCCGTCAACTTCGCTAACTCGAATCTGACGGTTGAGAGAATCGCGTGAAAGGAGAATGGACATGAGCAAGAAAGCAATGTATGATCTGCGCAATATGCTGTGCGATGAACTCGACGAGCTGGCACGCAAGGGCGAGCTTGGCGCGGGTGATCTCGAAATTGCGCACAAACTGACGGCCACCATCAAGAACATCGATAAGATCGAGATGATGGAAGATGGCGGCTATTCCCGCGATGAAGACTATTCTCGCCGCTATTCCCGCGACGGAGACTGGCAGTCTGGTATGCGCGGCGCTTATGACCGCGATATGTCCAATGCGAGACGTGGCACGCATTATGTGCGCGGCCACTATTCCCGTGACGGCGGCATCGACAACATGAAACGCCAGTTGCAGGAAATGTTGGACAACGCCGATGACGAAAGCATCCGCAGAGCCATCCAGCGTTGCATGGACACGATCGAGGGCTAAAGGGGGTGCTCCCCTATGGTCGATGAGAATGAGGTCAAGCGCTGGATAGCTCGACTTGAAACAGAGGAATCAAGCTGGACAAACTATGAGCGCCTTGCCGTGCTGTATGCCATTCGTGACCAGCAAAGCGGTAGCAGAGATAGGGCTTTGCCAATGTCATACTCCGCAGCGCCCGCACCGGTTAGCGTCGAAACATACGGTGACAGCGACTTTCTGCGCGCGGTGGCAGATGTTCCGCCGGACAAGGCGTGGGATATCATGGACGAGCTGATGGACAGTTTGAAAATTGTAAACGAGCGCGTCTATAATAGCGTCATGCGAAAGCTCGGTAGCGAGTAAAATGCTTTGAATATTCACGCATACGCAAATCTATAGGTGAATTTTATGGCTAACAAATGGCTAACAAAAGCCTAAAAAACGCTGTAAAATAAAGGGATTTTGCTCCCCTGCTAAGGGAGTAGGGCGTGTAAAAAGCGCCGCGGAGGTTCAAATCCTCTCTTCCGCGCCAGATCGAAAAAACCTTGGAATCTCAACGGTTCCAAGGTTTTTTCTTGTTTTTTTCAAAAACATTTTTGCAACTTTTGGGGTTCTTTGGGTTGAAAAGTTTTAACCTATGGCTAACAAAATGGCTAACATATTTGCTATCGAATAACCAGCATAGATTCATTTGACATTACGACTAAGCTGATTAACCCCTTTATGCGCGGCTTCGGTGGAAACATGGACATATCGTTGTGTCGATGATAACTTTGCGTGGCGCATAATCTGTTGCAGCACGGGCAGCTCTACGCCCTTTTTAACGGCCTCTGTAGCCGTTGTGTGGCGGCAGGAGTATGGATTTAGGTCTCGCACTCCAACCGCGCTTGTAGTGGCGTGATAGGCCGTATAAAAGGTATTTTCATCGCCACCAAATATCTTTCCCGTTTTGCTGGTAGACTTTTCGCTTAACTCTTGCAGCACCGGTGCAATGAACTCAGGGAAAACGATAGGGGTATCTTTTCTTTTCTTTGTCTTTTTCCCGCAGCCGTAAATTTCAAGCCGGTCATAGTCAATCATATCAGATTTGCACGCAAGCAATTCTCCCGGCATCATTGACGTGTAGATCATCAGCAGCATATAGCCGACAAAAACATTTCCTTCGTCCCATGCTTTCCACATGGCGTTGACTTCGTCTTCGGTAAATGGTTCGGGGACTTTTTCTTCCAGCTCAGGCAAAACAATAAATCGCGACAGATTAACGGTTACTGGCCCATTGCTACCGCCGCTTGCCATAGCGCGCTTGTATAGATGAGATAGCAGGGACTTCATGTCTCGAGCGGTATAATATGACTTTGCTGCGGAGTTTACCGCGCCTTGTAGATCATCAATCGTTAGCTCATCTATTTTCCGGGCTATAATCGGTTCTAAACGCTCACGAGCTTTTTTGAATGCTATTTGCTTATCCTTTGACCGTGTCAGCATATCGTTTTCGCTCCACCCTTGCCAAAGCTCTAAGAGGGTCGGAGCTTCTTTTTGGAATTTTCCAGGGTCTTGAGAAGCGGCCCATTCCAAAGCAGCAGTTTTTGTAGGGAATCCCCCTTTAGTAGGCCTTCGACGAATTAGTCTAGGGGGTCCATCGTCGTCTTGCACGGTATATGAATATCCGGCAGCTTGAGCAGTCCATGTCTTACCGCGCCGAAAAGCTGTCCCCGTCCCGCTTCCGCGCTGTCTTCCACGCCGCTTTTCTACTATTTGCTTCTTGCCGCACATAGGACAAAACAGCGCGCCATCCGGCAGCGCTGCTTTACATTTGATGCAGTTTCCCATGTCAGCCCCTCCAAAAACCATAGTCGGCGCAGTGCAGATCGATATACACGCACCATGCGGCCAGCAGCACCACCGCGATGAACAAAATTAAAATCACGCCGTTGCGGATGCGGACGCCGCGCCGCATGATCTCGATCATGTCGGCTTTTGCATCAACGTGGCGTTCCAATTCGTCATTACGCGCCTGCAATGTTTCCTCGGTCGGCGTCAAGTGTTCGGAAATCCCGAACACTTCATCAAGAGATATTCCCATTGCCTTGCAGATCGGCGCGACAGTGTAGATCGATGGTGCTTTGGAAAACTTAGAAAAGAAATTCTGCACGGTGGACAGTGGCACGCCGGAAGCGTTGGAAATGTCTTGATATGTTAGTTTCAGTTCTTCTTTACGGATTCTGCACACTTCTTGAATGTTCATTTATGCCACCTTAATTTCTCCGATTTTCGCGCCGCAAAGTCGCAAGATATGGGCTTGTCGAACCGCGTCGAGCGCTGTCTTATTGCAAGGTTTTGTTATTGAAGTAGTTAGGCAAAGCGGAGTAAGGTCAAGACAAGCAGCGGCGACCGCTCCCCGCTGGCTGCAAAAAGGCCCCGCCGTTTGTTGCAGAGGGCGGCGGGGCCTTTAGTTACTTATTGCTTCTCAAGTTTTACGGTCTGCGTAACTCCCATGGCAGACACTTCGTAACTAATTACGCCGGCCTGATAGGTAAACGCTTTGGTATCATCGCCGCTGGCAAGAATTGCCATATCGGTTTGGTCTTTATCATTTTCCGATTCCCAGGTGTACGGCTCATCTGCCGTGGTAGGGGCATCAAAAGACCCAGCCCAATAAAGGGCTTTAGTGTCTCCGTTATCGGATACCCAATACACCTCAATGGTATCCCCGGCGATGGTAGCGGCCTGCCATGCGTCCTCTGCATTGCTATTTGTCTGCTTCCACTCTCCAACAAGATCGGGCGGAGTTACTGGCTCGCCTTCTGGCTCGGGCTGATTCGTTCCCCCGCAGGCGGTTAACATGCCGAGCGCGAGAACCAAAGACAGCGCGATAAACAAAAACTTTTTCATTTCAACTCTCCATTTTCTTGTATTTTCGACTGCACAAAGTGCAATAATCGACATATAGCCCCGTTACTATAATTATTTGGAGGGACACAAAATGTTGTGTAATGACGCGAAAAGTGATACAATAGAGTATCAAAAGATGCTGGTAGAAGCGTTTGAATTGATCGCAAAGTTACCGGACGATAAACTCAAAGAGATCATGGAGGCGTTAAAATGAAGATTTGGGCCATTGACAGATCTGGCAGCTATGAACATGAGATTGGTATCGAGTGTGAAGATACAGACCGTGAGACCGCCATCAACGCGCTTTACCGCATTGCACGAAACCTGTTTTCCGGAGAACTTGAATTGTTCTGGAAAGAGGGGGAAAAAGGCAAGGCGACGTTTTAGCCGTTGCCCTTGCGCTTGCATTCGATTGCAGCATTTAACGTTTCCTCAATCTCACTATAATTAAGATTCCCTCGATCAAGCAGATCATTTAGCTTGTCAATGACTTCTGCAAGCTCTCCGGTTGCCTTGCTTCTGTATGCGCCGACTTTACTAATGGCAGTGGTAAAATTGGCGATGGCAGGGTGTTTGACCAGCAATGACACCGCTGCGGCCATTTCGTCAAACTCGGTATCGTAAGCCGTTTCTTTTTCGTGCGCCCATATGGCTTGCAGCTTTTCAATCTCTGCTTTTGCGGTTTTCTTAGCTTGCCAAATGGCGAGGCTGACAGATGCAGTTGTTCCCGCAACAGCCAGTATAATTTCAGCCCAATCATTCATGCGCTTTCTCCTCAAAAGCGGCGCGTCCCATTTTTAAGAACACTTCAAGCTTCTCGGGAGGAAGAGACAGCACAAATTGAATAGCTGCTTTTTGCAGATCAGTCCAGCCCTCAACATTAAAGTTGGGGGCTTTTTCTTTTGCCCGCTCGGCCTCGACCGTCGGGTCGGCGGTCTCGCCTTTGAGCCATGCGACGGAAACGTGATATTCATCGGCGATTTGATGGAGCTTTTTCTTGTAGGATTGGCTCGTCCCATTTTCCCACATAGACACAATCGCTCCATCGGAATATCCAATCTGTTTGGCAAACTTCGCCTTTTCCCCGTGGATAAATTGACCATTCTTGTCGGTAGGGATAAGGCTTAATATGCGCTCTAACATAGTATCCATAGGAATCCCTTTATTTTTGTTAGGATTGACGAAAGTTAAATTTCTTTAAATTTGCTATTGCAAAGTTAAAGACCTTGAGGTATCATAGTATCAAGCCAAGCGGAAAAGGGTGCAAAAAACTCAGCCCCCTCAAAAAGCGGCTTTCTACAATTTCTTTTGGCGAAGCTATTGTATCCCCGTTTTTAGAGGGTGTCAAGCATGAAACCTCATGTTTATGAGTTTTCCAATTGGTGTTGACTGCGGCAGGGAAAACATAAGACCGGCGAGGGGCTGTCCTCACCGGCCAATGTCCAAATTTGTTTACCCAATGCCCCTTGCAGGCTTTCGCCGCCTGCAATAGCGCTACAGGTTCTTCAGGAGCCTTACCACTTTCGCAGTTTTGGTTCTGCGCATTGCCTTCTCGCTGGTAAGCCATCGGGAGTACCCGATACGGTGGGATATGATTACTGGCATATCACCGTGAGGTTTAACCTCTTCACTGAGTGCTCCGCCGTATCAGTTGCTACATTTAGCCAGTTTAACGCGCTTTGGCACCGCTGTTGCGACCCGACGGGAAGGGAACAGGCAAAATCAAAAGGTTGGTCAAGAAAACCACCTCCCTTGAATTTGCCCAAAGAGGGCTAACGGCAGTATAGCAAATATCCCTGCCGCAGTCAATGAAATCTCAAATTAGAAACGGAGGTAGAAAAGTTGGATTTGAAAGAGCTGCGAAACCTTGCAAACCTGACGCGAAAGCAGGTTGCGCGAAAGCTGAACATCGATGTGTCCTGCGTGTCGCATTGGGAGCTGAATGACTGGGCCCCGCCGCAGAAGCACTGGCGCAAACTGGCGAAGATGTACAACGTGACCGAATCGGAAATCAAGATGCTCGCCGACGAGATCAGAGAGGGCAATAAGGTGGGCGCATGAGTGCAAAAAGAAAAAGCCCTGTTCAGCGTAGCAGGCCGAACAGGGCAGCGGAACAAATCTTCACCACGAGATATTGTGTTCCTGCGGCTATTGTAGCATACCCGCAGGGAAAAGGCAAGAGTAAATGACACTTGAAGAAATGAAAGTATGTGGAAAAGCGACCTTGACCGCCGCTGACATTGCGCCGGTTCTGGATTGTGACCCTCACGCGATTCGCTTAGCGGCGAAAAAAGACCCTGACGGTCTCGGCTTCCCAGTTATCTGTATGGGGTCAAGGGTGAAAATCCCAACGCTTCCATTCATCGAATTTATGACGAAACTGAAATGGGCGGGAAGCTAATGGACTTTACAACATTTCTCGCCGTAGTCGGCGCGGTGGCGCTGGGCTGCCTGTTCTCCCGCTTGATCGACGTTTTGGAGGGCAAGCGATGAAGAATCCAGACAAGCGCACGAGAGAGCAGCGCAAGGCCGACGAATCGGCACTGATTGCCGCTGCGTGTCTGGGCACAGGACTGATTCTCTTAGTGGCAGCGCTGCTACTGACCGGCGCTGACGCGAAAGACGTTGAAGAGCCGGACGACCTCACTGTTGAAGCGTATGACCCTGCGTGGGACAAGCCAGCGACGGAATACGCGTACTGCGATGATGTGTTTCTTGGTGAATTTACGCTCACGGCCTATTGCCCCGGACGCTGCTGCTGCGGCAAATGGGCAAACGGCTACACCGCGACCGGCACGCTGGCCACCGAGGGACGCACGATTGCGGTCGACCCCGACATTATCCCTTATGGCTCGCACGTCCTGCTGATCTGGCCGGACGGCACGCAGCACAGCTACATTGCCGAGGACTGCGGTGGCGGAGTGAACGGCAACCACATCGACGTGTTTTTCAGCGACCATCAGGCCGCGCGCGTATTCGGTGTGCAGAGCGCGATGGTGTATTTGGAGGTGACGGAATGATCTACCGCTGCATGTGCTGCCACCTCATTTTTGACGAGCCGGACGTTATGCGGCGGCGCGAAAATCTTGACGGCGAGCGCGGATATGCCCTCGTGACGGAAAAGTTCTGCCCGGACTGCGGCGCAGAGGAAATGTATTTTGAAGAATTGGAGGAGACCGAAGATGGATAACACCCTGATGAAAGTGACGCAGCTCCCCGTGATTGAGGAGCATTTGATGAGCCGGAAGGAGCAGACGGAGCAGCGCGTCGCAGAGGCAATGAGCCTTGTCTGCACCGACGAGACCTTAACCAGCGTGAAGAACATTCGCGCCGAAATGAACCGCGAGTTTGCCGATGCCGAGACCCAGCGCAAGGCCATTAAAGCCGCAATCATGGAGAAGTACGACAGCTTCGAATCCGTCTACCGTGAGTGCATCGCCGACCCGTACAAGCGCGCCGACGCAGACCTGAAAGCCAAGATCGACGCGACGGAAAGCGAGATCAAGAGCCGCTGCGAGGAAATGCTGCTGGGCTATTTTCGGGAGCTGTGCGCGGTCAACGAGATCGACTTTCTTTCGTTCGGGCAGACCGGCGTTAAGGTCGATATGGCGAGCGCCAGAGCCAAGACGCCGAAGAAGCTCATGGAGCAGATCAAGCTAAAGGTGGACGGCGTGGCGCAGGACATGAAAACCATCGGCACGATGGGCGAGAACGCGCCGGAGATCATGGTGGAGTACAAAAAGAACCTCGACCTCTCGCTTGCGATCTCCGTTGTCAACGAGCGTCACCGCCGCGCCGAGGAAGAGCGCGAGGCCGTGAAACGCCGCACGGAAATGGAGGAGGCCCGTGCTGCCGGAGCACCCGTCCGCGAGGATACCGGCGCAGCGGCCCCGCAGGTCGTCCCGAAGCGCGTGGAGCAGGCGGCGGTCGAACGCCTCACGGTGTTGTTCCGCGTGACCGATACGCGCGAGCGCTTACGCCTTTTGAAGCAATTCCTTGTTAGCAATGGCTATCAGTACGAATGATTGTTTGAGGAGGACATTACGATGAACGAAATGCAGACCTACAACAGCACCGAAGTTGTGAGCGCCAAGAGCGTGAACACCGAAATGATGATCTCCCGTCAGGCACAGGAAGTGCAGGCGGCAATGGTCATCGCCAAGCGTTTCCCTCGTGACGAGATCGAAGCGAACAACCGCATTCTCAACGCCTGCAAGCGCAAGAGCCTTGCCGAGCGCGCGATCTATGAATACCCGCGCGGCGGCGAGAATGTGACCGGCCCGTCGATCCGTCTCGCCGAGGTCATGGCGCAGAATTGGGGCAACCTCGACTTCGGCATTACCGAGCTGGAGCAGAAGAACGGCGAGAGTACCGTCATGGCCTACTGCTGGGATTTGGAGACCAACACCCGCCAGATGAAGATCTTCACCGTGCCGCATATCCGCTACACAAAGAAAGGCAGCGTTGCCCTCACCGACCCGCGCGACATTTATGAAATGGTCGCCAATCAGGGCGCGCGCCGTATGCGCGCGTGCATTCTCGGCATTATTCCCGGTGACGTGGTGGATGCTGCTCTTGCGGCGTGTACCAAGACAATGATGGGAAAGAGCGATGAACCCATGATTGACCGCGTGCGCAAGATGGGGCAGGCGTTCAAGGACGACTTCGGCGTACCGATGGAGTGCCTTGAAAAGTACATCGGCTGCAAGTCCGAAGCGTTCACGGCGCAGAGCATCGTGCGCCTGCGTAATGTGTATACCTCACTGAAAGAGGGACGCGCGAGCCGCGATCAGTATTTTGATCTCCCGACCGTCGAAGTGGACGAGACCACAGGCGAGGTCAAGGACGATCTGACATCTCCCGCTGATGCCCTCGGTACGCTGGACGACGGAAAGACCGTCACCCCCAAGCAGGTGAGTATGAATGATCTGTAAGGTCAAGGTCATTTCGACCGGCTCCAAGGGGAACGCCGTGCTGCTGAATGATGAAATCCTCATTGACTGCGGCGTTCCCTTTCGGGAACTTGAACCGTACTGCAAGGGATTGAAGCTCGTCCTGCTGACGCACATTCACGGAGACCACTTCAACCCCGAGACCATCAAGCGCCTGCACTTCCTGCACCCTGCGCTGCGCTGGTGCGTCCCTCCGTGGCTCATGGAACCGATGGGACGCATCGGCGTGGACCGCCGCGTGACTGATGAGGCTATGCAGCGTCACGATCTGTTCTACCTTTTATCCGAAAGCACTTCCGCTTATGTATGGTACGACTCAATTCCGCATGATGTTCCGAACTGTGCGTGGCATATTCAGTTTGCAGACGGCGAGAAATCGGACGGGTTCGACAACGTCTTCTATGCGACGGACTGCGCGTCGCTGAATGGGGTATCTGCGTTGGCCTATGACCTTTATCTGATCGAAGCCAACTACGGCGAAGAGGAGATACAGGAGCGCATGAAGCGCAAGCTGGAAGCGGGAGAATTCAGCTATGAGAGCCGCGCAATGGAGAGCCATCTATCCCGCGAGCAGGCGCACGCATGGCTCGCCCAAAACGCCGCCATCGGCAAGAGCCACGTGCTCTATCTGCACCAACACCAAAGCGAGGAGGAATTGAAATGAGCATGAATCGAATCTGCCTGATGGGACGCATCGGTCGTGACTTGGAGCTGAAAAAAACGAACAGCGGCGTATCCGTTGTGTCGTTCCCTCTTGCCGTTGACCGCAACGGCAAGGAGGGCGGCACAGACTGGATCGACATTGTAGCGTGGCGCGGAACGGCAGAAGTGCTCTGCAACTACGCCGGACGCGGGCGGTTGATCGGCGTCGAGGGGCGCTTGCAGATGCGCGACTGGACGGACATGAACGGCAACAAGCGCCGCAACGCGGAGATCATCGCCGATAATATCTATTTCGGCGACAGCAAGCGCAACGATGCTACCGATCCGCATTTCACCATAGAGAGCGCCGCAGGCGGCTTTGCAGAGGTCAGCGAGGACGACGGTATGTTACCTTTTTAACGGGAGGACACATGGAAATTTGGAAAGATATTCCCGGATACGAGGGAATCTATCAAGCATCGAATTTCGGCCGAATTCGCAGCACCCCCGGAAAGATTACGTCCAGCAAAAGATTTGATAAGCGTGTCTGGAAGTGCCGCGTATTAAAGCAGAAAGCATGTGGGCGCGGGGACTATCGCGTGTCCCTATGGAAAGATGGGATTCAGAAAGATTTTCTCGTTGCGAGGCTTATCGCCATGACTTGGTGCTCCGGGTTCGTTGACGGATTTACGGTAAACCACAAAGACGGTGATTTCAAAAATAATCGAGCCGATAATTTGGAATGGCTTTCTCGCGCAGATAACATCCGAGACGGGCTAAGAACAGGATTATACAACAACATTCGAAAGGGAGGCCGTCTCATATCTGAGGACTCTAACACCTTGGTTTTTCAATCGATGAGAGACGCATCTCGATATTTAGGAAAGTGTGATGGTTATGTCTCTGGAGCAATCGCAAGAGGCCGGACTGTTCGGGATTTAAGCGGGAATAGGTATTCCGCAATCCCGTTTTAAGGCGGTGACGGCATGGCGGAGAGCAAGGAATATGTCAAGCTCTGGCTGAGCTACGAGGACTATTTCCGCGAGTATGACGACGAGTCGATCGGGGCTATCGTCCGGGCGATGCTCGCTTACCGGAAAAACGGAGAACAGCCGAAGTTTGAAGGCCCCGAAAGGTTTATTTGGCCCGCAATTCAGCGGGATATTGACGAGTCCATAAAGGCGCAGGAAGCCGCCTCCAATGTTTACCGAGAGAACGGCAAAAAGGGCGGCAGACCGCCGAAAACAAGCGGTTTTTTGGAAACCAAGGAAAACCAAAAAAACCAAAGCGGTTTTTTAGAAACCAAAAAAAGCCAAGGACAAGGACAAGGACAAGGACAAGGACAAGGACAAGGACAAGGACAAGGTGTTATTTCGCGCGCGAAGCGCTTCACGCCCCCCACACTCGCAGAGGTTCAGTCCTATGTGGCTGAACGCCAATCGCCCGTAGACCCACAGGGGTTCATCGACTTTTACGAGTCAAAAGGGTGGTTGGTCGGCAAGACCCCCATGAAAGACTGGAAAGCGGCTTGCAGAAATGCGGAGAAGTGGGAACGATGGGCCAATAAAGCACCGCAGATACGGCCGGGCGGCGATGTATTCGCTGAGATGCTGGAGGAAGAAAAGAACCGTGGAAAGATCTGACGTAATTAGCCTTTTAGGGCGGCTAAAACAGGCTTATCCGCAGGCTTACGCCAAGATGACCCGCGCAGAAGCCGAAGAGCTGGTTTCCCTTTGGTCGGACATGCTGGGCAGTGAAGACCCTGCCGAGGCGATGGACGCAGTGAATGCGATGATTGCCGAGGATGCGAAGGGATTCCCCCCGAAAGTCGGCCAAGTGCTGGCAAAAATCAGGGGCGCAGTTTCCCCGCGCGTCTCGGTAGCGTGGATGAAGCCATACATCGAGAAGATAGCCGAACAGGAGGCATTTATGCCGAGCGTTTCGCGTTATGCGAGGGAACACGGGATGACGTGGGACGCGGCTGCTGCCGAAATGGAGGGAAGCAATGGGCATTGATATTTCGCAGCTTGGCAAGGACGCTCAAGCCCAGGTCATGGCAAAGATGGCCGTGCGCGAGGTGCAGAAGCGGGAAAAGCGCAGTAAGTACAGGAGTAAATTTACCCCGCGCGTCATGCCAAACGGAAAAGTGCATAAATTCAAGAGCGCCAAAGAGGCGAGGCGTTATGACGAGTTGGCTTTGATGGAGAGACGAGGGCTTATCCGCAATTTGCAGATAGAACGAGCGTTTACGCTGCAAGAGCCTTACATTCAGTCGGATGGAGCGCACGTTAAGTCAGAGCGATATTTTGCGGATTTTGTCTATGAGCGGCCAACCAAGCCTGACTGCAATGGGCAAGTTTACTGGATACAAGAGGTTGAAGACGTCAAAGGGAAACGGACGCAAATGTATCTAAGAAAGAAAAACGAGATGTTGGCGAAGTACGGCATTACGATCCGCGAGGTGTGAGATGACAGCATTTGAGCATTGCCACAGCTGCAAGCCGCCTGTGAGGCATCCGGGCTGTCACAGCGAGTGCCCGCACTATCAGGTGGATATCGCCAAGTACAACGCGGCGAGGGATGAAGAGCAGCGGGAAGCGCAGGAGAAAGACGATTACTTGAGCGCGCGCCATTTCAAGACGCGGCGCTATCAACGGCTGAAATGAGGGAGCAAGAAAAGATGTTGACAGAAAAAGAGTTGGGCGAACGGCTCAAAAATATTCGCAAAATGCGAAATATCAGCCAGTTTCGGATGGCCGATATGATGGGCACAGAACAGTCAACCATTGCCAAATTCGAAAAGGGCGCGAGCTATCCGAAGGTGTCGACGCTATATAGATACGCCGAATGCGTTGGCTTGACGTTGAGCGATATTCTGGCGGAATCTCCACCGGCGAAAAAAGGCATGCTGTCGCCGGAAGAGATCGGCGAGAACATCAAGAAATGGAGTGCGCTGCGGGGCATGAGTATCAAGGGGCTTGCAGAAAAGGCGGGATTATCGCGCAGTAGCATCTTAAACCTCAGAGAGGGACGATGCATCAGCTACATGCCGACGTATCAGTACATTGCCGAAGCACTGGGCGTGACCGTCGGGACGCTGCTCGGAGAGGTGCAGGAAAATGAGTGAGAACACGAACCACGTGCCGTTTAAGACGGTCGTATATCCGCAGCTCAAGAAAGCCTTGCAGTCATCGGGCATGACACCGCCGGAGTTGAGCAAGAAGATCGGCGTCTCCCCGCTCTGCGTGTGGCGATGGACAACGGGGAAGAACGAATTCAGCATCGGCGTTATCAAGGCAATCCTTGCTGCGACGGGGCTGACATTTGAAGAGGCTTTCGGGGAGGTACACACATGAGCAAAATCGTGAGACCGAAAACGCCGTTTGAGTTCTGCGCTTATCCAGTGCTCAAGGAGGCGCTGGAAAAGACGAACTATAACCAAACAGAACTTGCACAATCCCTCGGTACGTCGCAGTTTACGGTGTCGGCGTGGGTGCGCGGCGACCGCGATACAACGGTGCGGCTGCTGCTCGCGCTGGATGATTTGACTGGAATGACGTTTCGGGAGCTGTTCGGGGAATGCGAGGGGAGACGATGAAGGTTTTAGTTGCCTGCGAGGAATCGCAGGAAGTATGTAAGGCGTTCCGCGCATTGGGGCATGAGGCATATTCCTGCGACATTCAGGACCCGTCCGGCGGGCATCCTGAGTGGCATATCCTTGGCGATGCGCTTAAGGCCATAGAGGGGGGGGGCAAGTGACCACAATGGACGGACAGGTGCATGATGTGGGGCGATGGGATATGATTATCGCTTTCCCTCCGTGTACCAAAACGAGCAATGCCGGGGCAAGACATTTGTATAAAGGCGGCAGGTTAAATCTTCGCCGCTACTATGAAGGGCTTTGCGGCAAAGCGTTGTTTTTGGCAATATGGGCAGCCGACTGTGACAAGGTTATAATTGAAAATCCGACACCAAGTAAAGTGTTTGAGTATCCAGAACCAACCCAAGCCATACAGCCCTATCAATACGGACACCCGTTCAGCAAAAAAACCTTGCTGTGGGAGCGTGGTGTACAGCCGTTGAAACCGACCAATATTGTTGAGCCGACAGCAACATGGTGTCCGAGCGGCAGCTATAGTCATAAGCATGGGGAACAGCATAAAGGTATGTTTACCACGGATAGGGCCAAAAACCGCGCAAAGACCTTCCCCGGCATCGCCAAAGCTATGGCGGAGCAATGGGGAGGAGACATTAGGGAATGCGAGGGACACCATGGAAGGGTATAGCAATCAGCCGATTCCGAAGGAGGCGGCGAAACAGCTTTTAGCCCTTGATTTGCAGGACAAGGAAATATTGAGCTATGAGAAGATCGATCAATGGTACACCGCGTGGAACGGAAAGTGCTATGTGTCATTTTCAGGCGGAAAGGATAGCACGGTGCTGGCATACTTGGCGGCGCGTTACCTGTCGAGTTTCAGGGCGCCGCCGTGGGAGCTGAATCTGGTGTTCGTGAACACTGGGCTGGAGTACCCGGAGATACAGAAGTTCGTCAATGAGTACGCCGACTGGCTGCGGAGGGAGTTCCCCCGCGTGGCCGTCAACCTTCACCGTCTACGACCGAAGCTCAACATCCGGCAGGTGTTGACAAGGTACGGCTATCCCGTCATCGGCAAAAAGCAGGCGCGTTTTATCCGCGATCTGCAAAACGCGCACGGGCAAAACGATGCAACGGTCAATCTGTATCTGACCGGCTACAACCGGCAGGGCGTGTACTGCTCGACGATGAAACTGGCGGACAAGTGGCATTATCTCAAGGATGCGCCGTTCCATATTAGCGAGCAGTGCTGCGACGTGATGAAAAAAGCACCCGCCAAGCGATACGAAGCTACGAGAGGATGTGTGCCGTTTACCGCGATGATGGCGAGCGAGAGCCAGCAGCGCGAAAAAGAGTGGAAGCGCACGGGCTGCCAACGCACGGGGTGCATGTTCTGTGCGTTCGGCGCTCATCTTGAAAAGGGAGAGACCCGCTTCGAGCGCATGAAGCGCACGCACCCAAAGCACTACGACTTTTGCATCGGCGGCGGAGAGTTTGACCCCGCGGACGGGATGTGGAAGCCAAACGAAAAGGGCCTCGGCTATGGTCGAGTGCTGGATTTTATCGGAGTGAGGTATTGAGCATGTACATTGGCGAACCATTTAGCTGGAAGCCTGCCGCATTTGAGGGCAGCAACGGCATTATGAGCGTTACCACGAAAGAGATGACTGCGCACGGGCGCGTCGTCTACATCAACGAGGCGCGCCGCTACTTTACGGCGGAGGCCGATTTCAACGGGAAGAAGCTCAGAGAGAGCTTTAAATTTTAACAAAAATCAGGAGGAATTTCATCATGAACAACAATCAGGACTACATCGTTCGCTGCGACCGCGCAGGCGTGTTTTTCGGCAAGATCAAGGAGCGCAACGGCTCCGAGGTCACCATGACCGAGGTGCGTAAACTGTGGAGCTGGGAAGGTGCATTCGCTGTGGAACAGCTGGCGCAGGACGGCACAAAAGCACCGGGCAACTGCCGTTTTACCGTGACGGTCACAGAAATGACCGTGATGGGAGCAATCCAGATCATCCCGTGCACGGATGATGCATCGGTATCGCTTCGCGGCGTAAAGGAGTGGAAGAGATGACGCTTGATGATAAGGTCAAGGCATTCCTGTCAGTAACCTCCGGCTCCGGCTACGGCTCCGGCTCCGGCTCCGG